GCCTCGGTCGCGCCGTACACCGTTGCATCGACAAGTGCCGCATGAGCCTGCTGGTATGTGATCGCGGCAGGATCGACCGTGACGCCATTGGCTTCGCCCCACTGCTGAACCGTTGAGATCACCTGATCATGTGTGTTGTTGTGTCCAACCTCTCCCGGCTGCTTCAAGAACTCGTAGTCAACCGGGATGACGCCGGTGTCATCCGCACCACCTCGCAGGGTGATCTGGACCTGGCTCGGGTTCTCAAAGTTTATCGCAAGCCAGTCGTGTTCGGCGGGATTCCATGCCCCAGCGAATTGACTCGCCATCTCGTCAGCGCGGTCGTACATGGTGATGCCGCTGCTACCGTCGCCACCAAGGTTAATCCCAAATTCGACATCTATTGCAAGATATGCAGGCTTTGCGTCGATACCAGTCACAGCGTAGACAGTCTCGTAGGTTGAAGTCGGAAGCCCTTGAACAGTTCCGTTGTTTGTGATGACGATTGACGATCCTTCCCAGTCTGGTGTTATTCCATTAAAATAATCATTTGTAAATGCTATTCTTGCATCTGCTTGTTGTGAATTATCAAAATCATATGGAGCGCACGCAACATTAACTTGATAATCCATAGCGTGCCAGAATAAAACCCCACCACATGCTGGATTATCAACACAACCTCTTATTTGATCTGTTATAAATTCATAACGGCTAATTTGTTTTTTATTATATTCTAATTGCCCTTGTTTCCAATACACTGTGCTTACAGCAGGAATTATTTCTTTTTTCGGTTCACCCTCTGGTAAAATTTGATTATAGCGATTGCAAATTTCTACTGAGTTATATCTATATTTATATTCTGTTTCTCTAAATGAAACATCGTGATTTTTCACATCTGCATCATAATGATCATAAACACTAGGATGCATCCAATCTATTGCATCCATTATTGGTTTATTTCTTTCTATATATTCAGAAAAAATAACTTCAATTTGATCTTCCGAAAGTCCACCCCAGCCATATGTGTCTGGTGTATAACCTAGTGGTTCGTGTATTTCTGCGTTCCACAAAAGAGGAGGAGTCACACCAGAAACAAAACTATTCCATTGACGGAAAAAAGGAATACCATAGACAGTTACTTTGGTGTTTGGATATTGTTCTTTTGTTGCTTCAACTAGTTCCACTAAAGTATCAATGTTCTGTTGATAATCTGTTCCGGGTCCAGTTTCTCCATATAAAATATTATGATTATATGGATTTTCAAAGTGATGGATAATATATGTGTTGTCTGGTAAAGTTGAACCCAGATTGTTTATCATCCAATTTACTACTGTTGTATTATCAATAACACCAGTTTGAGAATTGGGGTCTGTAAATGAATATATGTTATAACATTTTTGGAAACCTAGTTCTTCTAATTCTTTATTAGTACCAGATCCGGGCAAACTATCAAAAAGAATTTTATATTTTTGGTTTCTTAGTTGTTGCCACAAAGGAGAACTTGGATTTATTGGAAATCCCTGATTGTATTCTGTTTGTCCTTCAACTACAGGTAAAGGAAGACCCTCTTCTGCATCAATTGTAAATCCAGCAGATAATGCATTTTCTGGATCTAATGTAAATATGCTTTCTTTTTCATATTCTTTTTCTTCGAATGTTGCTTTTGGTGGTGGTGATAATAAAAATGGATGAGACTCAGGAAGTTGAGATTCTATACCCCATTTATGGGCAAGATATCCCTCAACTATTTCTCGTTGTCTTTGCCCAAAGGTAGATCCATCATCCTTTGACAAGAAAATTATTTCTGCTATTCTTGAACCACTAGAAAGGCTATTAATGCCATTGTCTCTAATGCTCGATCCTATTGCACAGAGAACAGCATCTGAAGTTCCAACTGGACTACTGTCACTGAACCCAGTTGAGCCATATGATTGTTTACCATAAGTGATACCATCTATTGAATATTCATATTCACCATCAACCCATTTACAATCTAAAACATGAATGTGATAGTCTGTATCTAAAGGAGGAACACTATCAACTGTAATTCCACCAGCAGAAACATTATCTTCTATGCTACTTCTAGCATCAAAGTAGTTATCTTGATGATAAAAAAGTGTTGCTCTTCTTCCACTAAATGCACTAGAGTCACCATTGGTAAACATCCATTGATATTTTGTGGGGTCTGGATTTACATCCCCATACTTTCCAACCAAGAAAAGAACACCGGAACTTAGATTACCAAACAAATCCTTTGCAGAAATATGATCAAACCATCTATAATTTCCAAATTCTATGGTGTTTCTTGAATTTAAAGAATCTTCAATATAGGTTGGACGATAAACAGAAGCAGTGCCACCTGCATATGCAAGAGAAGCATCTGTGCCGTGATTTGTTCCTACTTTGTCTGACCACTGTGAAACTCTATCTCCAACCAAATTTACTGATGTGGGATCGGCTGCATCCAACCACATAGAAACATCAATAAAATCAGTGGGAACCCAACCAGTCCATGCACTGGTGCCTCCGACTTCTCCAGTGTCTCCCGTATCTCCTGTGGCTCCCGTGTCTCCCGTGTCTCCTGTAGTTCCGGTATCTCCCGTGTCTCCTGTGACACCAACAACATCAATTGGTTCAATGGTATATCCAGATAAGGTGCTTAAAGTTTGAACATATGAAGATGTTTCAGAAAAAACATTTGTGATTCCATAATCACCGGTTACTTCGGTTTTACCAAACCCTTCGCGAATATAGTTGTTAAGAGCATCTGCTGTATAATCTGTATCCCAATTGTATTTGTGGTTGGCTCTTGCTCTTCTAATGAAAGTAACTGCTGCGTGAAATCTTCTTGTTGTTAGTTCTGCCCAAGCAGTTCTTTCTGGTTCATTGGTAACACCACCCAACAAAATATCATATATTTTTTGTGGTGTGGTTTGTGTTGCTCCTTCAACACCAAAATCTACAGTAACATCTATATCACTGGTATATCCTGCATCTATTGATGTCATATATGAAACAATGTCGCGATCTGGTGCAGTCCAACCAACCTGTTCTTTAAATCCATCAAAGTCACCAGTAAACGAAGAAAAAGTATCATATCCATCTTCTTGAAATCTACCGAATGTCATGGACGTAGAGCCTACTCTAAACGGCATGAGCATTCCTGAATCGGCGGTATACCCGTGATATTCGTTACTGAGGGTACTTCCTAGGCTTCCTACATAGATTCCATCTCTAACGTCATCGCCTGTGTTTCCAATGTTGACAACTTTAGAAAGACCAGAATTCACATACATTTGCCAAAGGTAACGGGTTGATAATGCATTGTTGTGGAAGAAATATGCGTTTATTCCATCATCATATTCTTCATCATATTTACCATCAACACCAAATCCATCAACACCATATTCTTGATATGAGACGTTATTTACAAATACAGCAGCATTTGCTCTGTATGCTGGAGATTTATCGTTGCCGTTTTTACCTTCCAGATAATATGCTGCTCCACCATTTCCATATCTATGAAAGTGAGCGACGATGTTGTCATCAACAACAAAATATTTTGCATTGCCTGTGACTCGAATTCCTTGACCCCAACCACCGGGTGGTCTAAAGTGATCATCGTGTAAAACAAGATTTTGTTTTACTATGCCATCATGCATATGACTTTCAAAGGTTTCGTTATGACCTATCTGAAGAGCATGTTCATTCCAAAGAAAGACATTTCTTTCTGCTGCTCCACCAGTCCTCATTTGAACGCTACCACCACCAGCACCTCTGGTAAATATATTTCCCCTTAAGAAAAAGTCAGGTGCGCCTCCAGCAGCATAAATATTTCTCTTCAGAAAATCTCTGGCTGGTTGAACTCCGGTTCCAGTAGGTTCCGTGTCTGGTTGATTTCCGTTTGCCTGATTTGGTGCTGTCCATGTAGTAGCATCGTTTACATCTTCTAACCAGCCGTTTCTGTCCATAACACATTCTGTCATGGAAAACTTTGTTTGATAGTCGGCATCATTGCCTCCGATTCGACCTTCTGCATTGTATTTTGCAATGAAGAGTGTTCCACCATCGACAATTTGACATCTATAAAACCTAAAATCATCCCAGACATATGCTGAAATGGGTGTGGATATTCCCTCTTTGAAATAACAGTCTTCGAAGTAAGAATCTATTGCTTTTCCACTGGGATCAAAACTATATGTTCTGTTGTTTGGTCTTTCGTCGAAATATATTGATATCCATCTGATGTGGTTTTTGTATACTGCAACTGGCATACCAGATAGTGTTGGTCTTGCTTCTGCTGTGTTTCCCCAAGCAGTAACCACAAGGGGTCTATCTGAAGTGATACCAGAAATTGTAATGGTTCCAGCAGAAGCACCTTGAGGTGCATTTATAAAAGCCGGACCCCACTGCAAGAAACCTAAATCGGTAGTGTTAAATCTGTTGTCTGTTTCCTCAAAAGTTTCTCCACGGGCAAACATGATCCAATCATCACATCCACCATTATCTCTATCACCAGTAACACCAGCCATTGCTGCTCGTGCTGTTGCATATGGAACAATTGGACCAACCGGATTGGTTGGATCAGAACCAATTACAGCATCTCCTGACTTATAATATCCAAGACCACCATTGACTGCGGCAGCGGCTGTATCATCTCCACTCACACCAGAAATGTAAAATAGTTTTGATGTTGATGATGGTGTAAATGTGCTAAATCCATTAGACATTATGATTTCCTTTGGTTGTTGATCGACTGTATGACTTTTCTATAGTTATGTATAAAAAAAAGACGGGAAGAGGTTTCCCTCTCCCCGTCTCAAGCCGTGTTGTGTGTTACTTATCAGACAGAACCGTGAATCGAATCGACACGGAAGATTCGATAATACTGATTGCTTCTGATAGAAGTTGGATCAGTTGGATCAGCACTTGAAGCACCGCTATCGGTGACAAATGGGTTGTTGACAAGACCGTAACGAGTCTTGAATCCAATCTTGGGCTGGAAGGTGTTCTCACCAACTGCACGAACCATCTGTAGTGGAACGTATGGGCAGTAGAACATACCAGCGTCATATGGGCTGTTACCTCTGTAACCAACGCAGATGTAGTCAGAACCACTGACCGAATAAGGATCAATGTAGACCTTGATGTTGCCGTTTAGGCTACCAACGAAGGTGTTCTGAGTGTCATCGGCATAACCGGGAACCGATGGAGTTGGAGTTAGGTTGAGGAAGCCAGACATGGCGAGAGCAGAAGCGACATCTGAGGTGCAGATGACGATGTTACCCTTACCGCGACGAGTCTCCTTAGCAATGACGTTTGCCTCACGCTCGATCTGATAGACGAGACCACGGAAACGCTCTGCTGACCAACGACCATCAGAGTCGAGTTGAATGTCATAGACACCACCAAGACCAGTTAGACCACCACCAGATAGACCACCAGCAGTCAAGCCACCCTTGTAATAAAGATCGCTCTGCTGTGCGCCCAACTTAGCGTTGCGATAGATGGTGCGAACAACCTCGCGGTTGATCTCAGCAAGAATCTCAGTGCTAAGGATGTTAGCGAGTTCAGTCTCAGCGTCAAGACCGTGAACAGCCTTGAGATCCTGAGCCAACTCAGTGGTGTACTCTGCCTTGAGGGCGCGAGTCTTTGCAACCACGGACTGACGGTCGATGACGAATGCCATCTCACTAAATCCGTTGGCAGCACTGTCACCAAGAGCCTCTGCTGCACTAGTGGACATACCGCTACCATAGGTAAAACCAGCAGCATTGGTGCTATCAACTGCAAGTAGTGGGTCCATTGTGCCGTTTGACTCAGGACTACCAGTTGGTCCACCAGCAAAGTGGGTTGAAGCCTCGTTGAATAGAGCCTCAGTTCCACCCTGATTGGTATACTTTGACTTCATGGCAAAGATGAGTCCGGTTGGAGCGTTCATTGGCTGAACACCACAGACATCATAAGCCATCAAGTTTGGCATAGCACGACGAACGAGTGAGATGAGAACTGGGTCGAAACCGGCAACCTGATCAAAAGATCCATTAGTGTCGGTCGATAGACCAGAAATGCTACCACCACCGGAGTTGGTTGGTGCGGCTTCTCTTAGATACTGCTCTTGGTTTTCCAAAAGAATGGCAGTAACATTCTTTCTATAATCGTCAGAAATTGCAGGCATGTCTGAATGTTCAAGGACGGGTGCCCACTTCTTTCTGAGTTGTTCGGTAACAAAATTCTGCTCCATTGAATTTCTCCTTTGTGTATGGATATCTAGTAATTTACCGTTTTCAACCCTTAAAGTTGGTCTGCTTTTCTACAATGGCTGACCGGGTAAGCATATCAGAATAGAACTTCATGCGACCTGACAGATCGGGTTTACTAGCACCCTCCTCGACAGATTCGGTGATTGTGTCACCCACAATTTCATTTGCAAGTTCGTTTGATTCTGAAACATTATCAAAATAACTTTCACGAAGAACAGTTAGTTTATCTCTAAACTGATCCTCTGAGTCATACTCAAGACCCTCTGCGAGTGACTTAAGTTTTTCAGTCTCAGAATCAGTTAGACCACTAGAAACATCATTGAATACATTGATGCATCTTGAAATCATTGCATCTTGTCTCAAAGAAATGTTTCGCTCAATTTGCTCGTTAAGAGATCCCTTGAGTGATTCGATTTCGCTGTTGAGATCTTCTAGGAGATCATATTTATCATCAGGAACACTGATGTAATGAGTTTCAAAGAGAGTCTTAAGACCACCCATGAAGGATTCGGCGACATCAGCACGAATACCACTATCGATGGCTAGTTTGTTCTCTTGCATCCACTCTTCAACAACATAAGAGAGATACTCATCTAGTTTGTTGGCAAGTTCAGTTCTAAACTCAGCCTTGCTCTCCTCAAGTTGAACAGCAAACTCTTCCTTGAGTTCCTCAAGTTCGTTTTCAACACGAACATTGATTGCACTCTCGAAAATGATTCCTGCTTTTTCTTTGAAGTCCTCGCTGAGTTCTTCACCAGTAAAGAGAGCATCAAGATCTTCTTTCATTGTGAGATCTTTTTTCTCTGCATCAAATGATTTGGCAGCGGATGGTTTGGCTTTTGGATCGGCGACTTTCTTTTTCTTTCGAACAGCAGCGAGAGTTTCGAGTTCAGCCTCTGCTTCTGCTCTACTATCGTCTGGACGACGATTCAATCCCATCTTTGCCATTTCAGGATCTGCATCACCAGCATCTTCACCCATTGGGGTCTTATACTGAATGCGCTCCTTTTTCATCATTTCTTTCATTTGATTGTAGGACATAGCCTCCATTTTAGCCATCATCTCGTCCATCTCTTCTGTGGTGGCATCTGAATCAGACATTGCCTTCATCATTGCCTCTTTCATGGCTTCCATTTCGGCATACATTTCTTTTTCATCCATCTTCATTTCGATGTCTGCTCCTTCGGGGGTTTTCGAAGACTTTGCTTCTAGTATTGCCTTCGCTGTTTCTAGTGGGTCTTTTCGAGTCATTGGTTATTACTCCTTATCTTCATATCTATATTTTATATGAGTTTAGACAGGAAATCAGCGAAGGCATACAACTTCGCTTCTTGACGATCTATTCTAGTCGATGCTCTTTCAATCCTGTCACGATACGATTCAATGTGTCTGGGTTGTAGAACACCGTTGTTCCAAACCCATTCTTTTCCTTCCATGATTCCTTCGACAAATGCGTTTGGAGCGGAAGGATCAGCAACGATGTCTACAGCAGCAAGCATGAAGTCTTTTTGAACTTCATTGACGCCGTTGACATTTTTGAGAGATCCCATTCCGCGAGACGAGACACCAATCTTAACTCCCTCATCAATGAGGTTTTTCACAATCTTTCCATACGGAGTGTCTAGAATCTTTGCTTTGCCGGTGATGTTGTTTCCATCTTGCTTTAGTTCTTTGATGATGTGAGAAACACGCTCAAGGTTCACTGTTGGACCATCGGGATGTCCAAGTTCACCCATGGCTCGGTTCGACTCAACAAATTCTTTGTTGTATCGAGCAACCTCTTTTTCCAAAATCGCCTTTGGATATCTTCGACCATTGCGATTCTTTTTCTCAGCCTCCATAAAGACACCTTCAATGTGATACTGCTTGTCTTTTTCAGATCCTTCAGTAATCAAATTGATGTTGTCGTTTACTTCGGTTATGAGTAACATTAGTCTTTTTCTCCGGTCCAGTTTTTATCCACATAGTTGAAGAATTTTTTCTTCTCTTCCTCGCTATCAAATTCACTTGGACTAGAAACACCAAACTTATCTAAAGCCTTTTTAAAAAACTTCTGGTATTCAGTATCTTCTTCTTGTAGATCTTTCTCGTCTAGACCAAGAAGAGTTTCTGCTGTGGTGGCAGTTCTCTCTGCAAGGGCTGGTTCAAGTTTTGACATCAAGAAATCGTTGACGCCTTTCTTTGCAGCGTTGAAGTTTCCTGCCTCAATTGCTCTTAAAATATCAGTAGAATCCATCAGATTACTCCTTTTCTTATTCTATCCAAGAGAAAGTTCATCATTTCTTCGTATTGCTTTAGACCGCTTTGCATATGATAAACAAATCGCGATTTATTTACATTATTTAGGTCTTTCAGCATTTCTAAAACTTGAACTGCCTCATTGATACTTATATTTTTTTGTTCTCCAGACTCAAAAACCAAGCATTTCTCTTCTCTGTCCTTTACAATCGAAGCCAAAAAATCTAGTGTAGTTTCTTTGATTTCTTCTTCCTTTGGTGTTGATGCTGATTCTTTGTCATTTTTTGTTTGAAGCGCAGCAATTTCCTTTGCTCTCTTCTCTTTTTCTTTTTGCATCTTGTCAAAAGAACCGTCTTGTATTGCTCTTTGTGTTTCTTTTTCTGCTTTTTGTGGAGTTACAAACACTTCATATCGAATTCCATCGATATAAGAGATCGCAGGTGAATTTGGACCAGAACCAACCCTCTTGATAATAACTTCTCTTTTACCAACTGAATACCTCTTGTAAAAAACTTCTTTATCAAAGTTGGGATCAATAACTGGATCTTCTAGTGTTCCGGCAACAGCAGCAGGATCAGGGACATCAGACTCCTCTGACATTGTTTTTGCTCTTTGATTGAGCCTGTTTTTTAGAATTTCAGATACAATACCGTTGAACTCTTTTTTGAATCCATCGATGTTATTGTTTTCTGCTAATTCTAGTAGTCTTTTCATTAGAATCCTCCAGAGGTGTCCTTTATGAGCCCCAGATCTCTTTCTTTGACTATCTGCTGGTCTTCAGCCTTGATTTCTTTATCGGTCTGTCTTAGAATATTCTTTCTAACCCATTCTCTAGAGTAGTAGTCACCAATGTGATCTTGAACGTCTCTTAGAATGCTCATTCTCTCGGAGAGTATTTCATACTCTTTCAGTTCGGTGAAGTAGGAATCAGTCTGAAAATCAAACCTGACATATTGTTCGATTCTAAACCACTCTTCTTCTTTGAGTATGCCCTTCAAAATGCATTGTGTTTTCAATAGATTCAAAAATATTCTACTGAATCTTTGTCTCAGCCGTTCAATGTATTTATAGAATTTAAGTTCGTCACGGGTGATCTCAGATGATCTTCCCATATTAAAACCGTTT